GGACGATCCCCGGTACTTCAACAAGCGGGCTGAGATGCACTGGCGGATGGCGGAATGGGTGAAGAACGGCGGGTGCTTGCCCAACATCCCCGAATTAGCGCGAGAGTTGGTGGCGGCGACGTACTTCTACGACAAGGGGAAGTTGCGAATTACGGAGAAAGACCAGATCAAAGCCGAGCTACAGGGCCACTCGCCGGATTGCTTTGTTGCTGGCACGATGGTTAGTACGCCAAACGGACCAGTCGCCATTGAGACGCTTGGCGCTGGCGACGAGGTTTGCACACCAGTAGGGACTCGGCGCGTCATTCACCGATGGGAGTCCGTCACCGACAATCTGACAACGGCAAAGTTCTCCAACGGCGCGGCATTGGTTGGGAAGGGAAAGCACAAGATTTTCACGTGGGATGCTGGCTTTGTAAGGCTCGATGCGTTATCATTGACCAATGAGATAGAGTCTAACTCTCTAGGTCGGAGATTACTGTGGCGCATCCGAAGAAATTGGTTTACCAAGGCCAGTCCTATTGGCTTCAGAACACTGGTCGATACTATCAGTCCGGTCGGAAGGATGACGCGGAGCGACTTCTTCACCGTCGCATCTGGCGTGACGCGCACGGTCCAATTCCCGCAGACTGCGCTATCCACCATCGGAACGGCGATTGGACGGATAATCGGTTGGAGAACTTGGAATGTGTGCCTCGCTCAGAGCACCAACGGCAGCATATGGCTCAACGACTCGCTGATCCTGTCGAGCGGTCCAAACTGCTTGAATACGCCGCTGTCGCTCGACCACTCACGAAAATATGGCACGCGAGCGCCGAGGGCTTGGACTGGCACCGAAAGCACGGAAAGGAATGCTGGGAAGGGAGAGAACCTGTCGCGGCCACTTGTTCAGTCTGTGGAAATGGATACGAGACATATTTCCCGTCGCGGTCTCGATTCTGTTCCCGCTCCTGCGCGCAACGTGAAGGGCATCAGCGCCACAAGACGGCGATTGGCCGATGCGTGGAATGCGGTAAGGAATTTCGCCACAACAAGTATCGCGTCCAGTCCTGTTGTTCCCGTCTCTGTGGCAACCGTCGCCGTGTCCGATTGTCGCGTATACAACCTGACGCTTGACCGGGATAACGTGTACTACGCAAATGGCATCCTCGTGGCGAATTGTGCTGACAGCTTGGCGTTGACATTTGCGTTGGTGGATTTACCGAGCAAGACTTCGCCCGAGATGATGCTACAGCAATTCGGCCAAACGCAGGCCAATTCTTCAGACTTCGACCCGTGGCGGGAGTTGAACCAATGACGTATATTCCGTGCGTGAATCCAGACCCGAAAGTTTGGGTGCTTATTGCCGCCTATCACGCTTTTGGCGCGTTTGCGTGTTGGTTGATTATGTCGCGCTATGGCGGCACGAATTGGAGAGATGTTCCACTGATTCTGGCTGGCGCGTTGATTTGGCCTGTGATTGTCGTGGACGATCTAATCAAAAACAAAGAGCGCGAGTCCCGATGAAGCGTAGATCATTCCTTGCGACACTCGCCAGCGCCTTTGCGCTTCCGTCGTTTCTTCATATTGCGGCTACTGCGCCCAAGGTCAGTAAGCCGCGTCAATGTGAGTGCGCGTGGTGCCAAGCCTATCGCAACGGCACGACTGCGGTTCCCTCTGGACACGATTTGCCGCGACATCTTGAAGTGCCCAGAGTGTGGCACCGTTCAGTCGATGGTCAGCGTTGGGAGTTAACGAGTGTTCCACGTGCAACAAAGTGAGCGCAGCCGCCCCGACGCCGAAGTTTGTTAATCCGCCTCCTCCAGATTTCATCACGGAAGGAATGGTGGAGCGCGTCCAGAAAGAGTGGACAGGCATTTATCTTCCGTACGCGAAAATCGAACCCTTGTTTTGTCGCCGTATCATCGGCATTATTCAGGCAGTCTTCTCGGGGGATCAACCCGCACAACCCGCTGGGCCTACAGCGGCGTAGTAGGAGCGAAGCGCGCCATTGCTCAACAGGTCGGATGGCGCAATAAGCTGGGCGAATGACGAGCGCCGAGGGTAACCACTCCCTTGCTTCGACAAGTGGACTACCGATATGGGCGACACCGCTAGAAGTCCCGCGTCACGTAGCCTAGCCCCGAAGCGCCTCACTGGAAATGGTGGGGCGTTTCGCTTTCTGCCAGTGTCGTGTTCTCAGCCATTGCATTACCCATATCTGGCTTGTTGCGTTTTGCAAGACCACTCCATAGGTTTGCGCGCAATGACCCGCATCGTGTTCGCCCGCGAGCAGTTAACGGAAACGGTGTGGGATGAAGCATTGCCGTTGCTGGAGGCGCACTGGCGCGAAGTGGCGCACTACAGCGACATCACGCTATCGCCGGACCGGAGCCTCTATGAAGCCTCTGAACGTGCGGGAGTCCTCCGATTTTACTCGGCGCGTGACTGGCGGGATGAGCGAACTATCTCCGACGACGAATGGCCTTGGCACTTCAGCGGCGCAGAGCAAGCAGCAAAACTCCGCGCCTGCGCTCCGCTCGTTGGGTACGCCCTCTTTTTTGTCCGGCCAAACCCGCACTACTCCGGCTCAATCCAAGCGGCGCAGGATGTTCTCTACCTCGACCCACGTGTGCGCGGGATTACCGGCTACCGTTTCGTGGCGTGGTGCGACGAACAGCTACGGATTGAAGGGGTGCAAGCCGTTTACCACCATCAGAAGCGCGCCCATCCCCAGTTGGGGCGCGTGCTCGACAAGTTGGGCTATGAGCCCGTGGACGTTATCTGGGCGCGGCGCTTAGATCGTGGCGATCACGAGCGCGATCATCGGCGGGGTGTCAGCCGCCTACAGCATCTCGGAGAACGAGAAAGCGAAGAAGCGGGCGAATCGTCAGCAGCAGGAATTAGCAACCGCGCCCATCACGCCCCCGCCTTCACTGGTAAGCCCCAGCACTGCATCGCCGATGCGTAAGCGTGGCGTCGGGCAGGGACGGCAGAGCACGATCTTGACGGGGCCGCGGGGCGTTGATCTTCCCGCGCCAACCGCCTCTCGCACGCTGTTGGGCGAATGAAGTTTCCCCAACTTGACATTCAGATTACTCCGCTCAACTGGGCGCTAATTCCCCGGCCAGTTACGGGTTGGCATCACGCAACTTGGCTTTGCTTCACCTACTACTATCGGTGGGAGAAGTAGCCAATGGGCATTTCTGCCTTCTCCATCGAGAACACCCAAACGTTCGCCAATGTCGGCGGGCGTGATGTCAAAGGCGTTCCTGGCTATCAAATCAGTTTGCGCCAGCAATGCGAGCAGTTGCGCGGCCAACTCTGGTTAGAGCTTGGCACGTTCATTTCGCTCTACCGGACGCTCGGCCAGTTCATTCTCCCGCGCCGCCCCCGCTTTACCACAGCGGATGTCAACAAAGGCGACCGCCGCGACGGGGCGATCATTGATTCCACGGCGACGAGTTCAGCGGGGACATTGGCTGCCGGGATGATGGCGGGTGTGACCTCTCCTGCCAGACCGTGGTTCCAACTTAGAACAGGGAACGCGGAGTTAGACGAGAAAGAGACCGTCAAGGAATGGCTCTACGAAGTGCAGCGCCGGATGGAGACGGTCTTTCTTCGCTCGAATCTCTACAACAAGCTCCCGATCCTCTACAAAGACATGGCCGTCTTTGCGACCGGGGCGATTGCCATTATGGAAGATGACGACTCGGTGATCCGAGCGTATGACTTCCCGATTGGTTCCTATGGCGTGGCGAACGACGACAAGCTCCGCGTCCGCACGTTCCTCCGCATGTTTCGCTTGAGTGTCGGCCAAGTGGTGCAACGCTGGGCGAACGTCAAAGGTGGCGTGCCAGACTTCCAGCGTGGCGAACCATCTGTGGTCAGCGTGACGGTGCAGAACCTCTACAACCGGAATACGCTCCAAGCGTGGGTCGATATAGTCCACGTCATCCGCCCGAACATCAGTTACGACGGGACCAAGATTGACCCCAAGTACAAGAAGTTCGAGGACATCTATTACGAGTTAGGCTCCCCGAACCAGCCGACCGACGCCAACCTGTACGGCCTGCTCCAGCACTCGGGCTTCGACGAGTTCCCGATTCTCGTCGGGCGTTGGGAAGTGAATAGTGAGGATGTGTACGGGACGATGTGCCCCGGCATCCAAACGATTGGCGATATCAAGCAACTCCAGATGGGCGAGAAACGCAGCGCGCAGGCGATTGAGAAACAAATCAATCCACCGCTCGTCGCGCCCGCCCGGATGAACAACATCAAGATTTCGACCATTCCCGGCGACGTGAGCTACGACTCTGGCAGTGACATCGCGCAATCCATTCGCCCGATGTACCAAGTCAACTTCAACGTCACGCAGCTCGAAGAAAAACAGCAGCAAGTCCGTGAGCGGATTAAGCATGGGTTCTTCGAGGATTTGTTTCTGATGTTGGCGAACCTCGACAAGTCGGACATTACGGCGACGGAGATTCTGGAGCGGAAAGAAGAAAAGCTCTTAGCCGTGGGTCCCGTGCTGGAACAACTCAACCAAGATGTGCTGGACCCGCTCATTGATCGGACGTTTGCGATCATGGCGCGAAAAGGCTTGCTGCCGGAAGCGCCGCAGGAATTGCAGGGCGCAGGGCTCCGCGTGGAATACGTGTCCGTGATGGCACAGGCCCAGAAGTCGGTCGGCATCTCCTCGCTGGAACGCTTCGCGGGGTTTGTGAATCAGATTGCCCAAACCGCGCCGGATGTGCTCGACCAGATTGACGATGTCGAGTTAATCAATCAGTACGCGGATGCCACAGGTGTTCCGCCCAAGATTCTGCGTTCCGCGGATGTCGTCGCGCAGATACGCCAAGCCAAAGCGCAGGCCGCTGCCAAACAGCAAGCCGCTGCGAACGCGCCAATGCTCGGTAAAGCGGCGAAAGATTTGTCCCAAGCGAGCACGACGGGGAACACCGCACTGTCGGCGCTCCTCGCCAAGTCTCGCGCTCGTCAAACGTTAGATGCGACATCGCAACCGCCTGAAGGGGTGGCGGCGTGAACTCTTGCAGGATCGTAGGTCCGTTGCGCTCGCTCAACTTCCCAAGTCTCGCCAGCGCCACACTCTCCCGTTCGCGGGGCGTCCGCCCCTTAGTCGCCATCATGACACATCCTCTGTTGGCACCGAACGGGAATCTTTCATTGAGTGAGGCGTTTCCATGTTGGTCCTAACCAGTTCCACCCAGACGCTCCAAGCGGTGCTGTCTGGCGCGAAGAACACCAACGACTGTCCTGTCGCCGTCATCTTCATGGACGAGCCGACGACTTCTACGGGCGTCGGGGTGGCCGTCAAAGGTTTGCAGCAGTCCACGACCAACGGCGTCACGGCAGTCACGATCTGCGCCGCGCCTGGTGGGGGCTTGGCCCCTGGCTATCGTCGGGCAATCAAGATGATTACGCTGCAAAACGCTGACTTGGCGTCCATCACGCTCTCGCTCCAGATCGTGGATAGCTCAACGAGCACCACGACGGTGCTCCAGAAGTACACGCTCCAGACGTTGGAAAACCTCGTCTATAACGACGACGGCGGCTTCCAATGCTTCGATGCGAACGGCGCGCTGAAGTCGCAAGCCACGGCCACATCTTCGGCCACCTCCACGGCCTTGTCGGTTGCGTCGGCGTCAAGCTCGGTGCTCTTGGTCGTGTCGTCGCTCCAGTCTGGTGCCTCAGTCCAGAGCTTCACCAGCACGACGTTCTCGACGGTCTCTAGCTCTGCCTCGCTCGCGCTGTTGGTTTCTTCGCTCCAATCGGGTGCAAGCGCGCAGAGCTTTACTTCAACCACGTTCTCAACCGTCTCCTCGTCGGCTTCGCTCGGATTGCTGGTATCGAGCCTCCAGTCAGCGGCCAGCGTCCAGTCCTTCACCTCGACGATCTTCAGCACGATTTCTTCGACGGCTTCCAACGCCCTCGTCGTGTCAAGCTTGCAGTCGGGCGCGTCGGTGCAGTCGTTCACGTCAACGACGTTCTCCACGGTTTCGTCCAGCGCCTCGCTGGGCTTGCTGGTTTCATCGCTCCAAAGCGCGGCCTCCGTGCAGAGCTTCACGTCCACCAGCTATTCGACGGTTAGCTCGACGGTCTCCCGCGTCAAGTCCTCGTTCACGTGGTAAAGCAGTTGAAACCCTTCTTCCAACCCCGCGCCGCCACCAGCCTAGCGGGGGGAGATTGTGTGTGCAGATAACGCATTGGTCGAGCCTCAATGGCTCAGGGATGCATCGGGTAGCCGAGAGTATGGCCCGCGCTGAGTTGGCGATGGGTGTGGACTCTCGGCTCCTCGATCCGTTCGCAGAAGGTCCGGCGTGGGACATTGCGCTGGATTCGGACATTCACGTCTGGCACACGCATATCCCGGATACCATCACAGGGAAATCGTTTGCCAAGAGTTGCCGGAAGCCGTTTAAGCGCGTGTTCGTCCATCACGGCACCCCGGAGTTGATCTTCGAGATGGCCGTGCGCGAGTCGGAAACCAATGGCTACGGCTCCGCGACGGGATTCAGTCAGAGCATTTACGCGATGAAGGTCAGTGATGCCGTGGTGACGTTCACGCCCCGGCATCACGCCTTATTCTCCACGATGATGGGGAAGCAAGGGACCGTGGATTTGCTGCCGATGGGTTTGGATTTGGCCTACTGGCAGGCGGGCGTGTCGCGCGGGAAGTACCAAGGCCGCCCATCGTTCTCAAATTGCGACAATCAGTACCCGTTCAAGTGGGCGGTCGAGTTTATCAAGATGTGGCCGTGGATTCGGGCAGAACTGACCGACGCCTTTTTCCATGTGTCCTATGTCCCCGTTGGGACGCAGCGCTTTGTCGATGTACTCGCCGCGACCTACGGTTCGGTCTACGGGACCGTGATTGGCAACTGGCATTATCAGCACGACGATTTGCGCAACATCTTTAAGTCGCTCGACTTTTACTTGTCGGGCGTTCGGTACGGGGACTTGAACCGCGTCAGCTTGGAAGCGAAAGCGGCTGGGATGCAGCTCATCAGCTATCCCGGCAACGACTACGCGGACTACTGGATTCCTGAAGGCGACCACCGACGCCAAGCGCAGGCGATCATCGAGATTGGGAAAGGCAACGTCGAGCCGCGAGCGGATGCGGAGCACGTACCGACCGAAGCGATGATGGCGCACGCCGCGATCAACGTCTATGAGCGCGTGTTAGGTCGCGTTAAGACGAATTGGGCGCTGGGCGAAGTGTTACCGGATGCGTTGCCCGAGAATATACGGGACGCGATTGCGGCGATGGCCCCGGCCAAAGTGCAAGTCACGGTCCTCCCGGCAGAACCAGAATTGACGGTAGACCAGCGCGCCAAGCGGGTAGAGTCTGACCTTGCGATTCTGAGCGAAGCGGCCAACGCGGCGATTGCTCCGGTGATTGCAGAGTTTGCACCGCTGCCGGAAGGCGCTGAGGGTGATGACGAGGAGACGCAATACGACCGCCGCGACAGTGGTGAAATTGAGGCAGACTTGGACGCGGAGGCTTCCGTATGAAGATCGTCCACGCCGTCCAAATGAATCAGAGCGGGATGCACCGCTTGGCCCAGAATATGGTCGTCGCGGAGCAAGCGTTGGGCAACGATTCGATGCTGATCGACGCCAAGCACGAGGGTCAGTGGG